GATTGTTGTGTAAACCCACCTGAAATTTGTTCTACAAGTTGTAAATTAGTATTTGTTTTAGCACCCCATGTACCAGCGTTTTCACCGGTTGCCATTAATTCTACGCCTAAAGGCGAAAATGTTGAAGCCATATTTTATCTCCTATGCAACGTCAGTATAACTTGTATTTGAACCGGTTGCAACATCTGTATACGATGTATTTGAACCTGTGTCAATATCTTGATATGCTTGAATACCTATTTCTGCAGCGTTTAAAGAACTAGTCATAGATATTCCTGTTAAACCCATAACATCTTCAGGGGCAAGAGAACCAACATTAAAGGAAGCAGATACTCCTGTTAATCCAACAGCCATGTCGGCAACAGTTGTTGAACCAACGGCAGAGGTTCCTACTACTCCGCTTATATCAAATATTTGAGCATCGGATACTTCAGGAGAACCAACGTTAGATGTAGCAGATAAACCTGTTACACCCATAACATCAGCTGGTGATAATGCACCTTGTGCTGATGTTGAAGTTAAACCAGTTAGTGGAACACCTATTTCATTTATAATTGTTCCTACTGCTGATGTTGCAGAAACTCCTGTAGGAAAAATTGTTGGTGATAATATAATTGTTTCATCAGTTCCCACAGATGCAGTAGAAGAAACACCTGTAAGAGGAACACCTATTTCAATTGTAGGTGAACCTATATTTGCTGTTGAAGAAACTCCTGTAGGAATAAATATTGCAGACTCAACTGTTCCCCAACCATTTTCACCCCAATCAAGAGTACCATAACCAGGTCTTATTTCTACAAAAGGAGTTCCAATAGAAAAAGATGCTGATACACCTGTTAATTGTACGTGAGGATCTGCGCTTTCTCCCCAAAATTCTAAACCATACGCGTCACGTCCCCAACC